GCGCTGATACATGTAATCCTTAATATCGTTCTGTACGTCCGGCTCGCTCCTGTTCGTCGGCATCTGAGGGACAGCAATACCGGATACCTTCATAATGGGGAATCGTTCTTTCCCGGCTCTCGTCCATGTCAACGGCATAATGCTCGACCCCAGATTTCGGAACGGTGGCTGCCCGCCGTAGCTGCTCATGTTCTGCGGCAGCGTGCTTGTTCCGGCCTTTACGATTTTTGCGTTGACCCTGTATTTTCTCCGCAGACTATTCCAGCCGTGCGCTCCGCCGCTCGCTTTGAACTTGCTGCCGATGTTTCGCCTTGCTCCGACTACAGGTATTGCGCACCCGGCACCCCCGCCGCCAAAAGTCACCTTTGCGTTTTTGACAGCCGCTCCCACGTCTCCGCTGGTAACGTGGTATTCTTTCGGAAGGTCTGTCCTCAATATCCGGCGAACATGTCCGCCGGTCCTCTGGAACACGCGGTACATTGCGCGTTCAAATTGTTCCTGCGTCATGACGCTTCGCAAGCGCTCGGTTTCCGCCAGCAGGTCAGACGCGTCAATTTCAAGGGAAACGCTTGGTCCTGCCATGTTTTTCACCTTCTTTGCATGGAAAAAGGCGGATAACTATTGTTACCCGCCTTTAGACTTCTTGCGACAATATCACATTATCACATTCAGCTTTCCGTTTCAACCGCTTTTTCAAAAAATTTTTTCGCCCTTTTGGTGAAATCGCTGTCCTCATAGCCGCTGCATTTCCAAAAATGCTGCCGCCCTTCCCACACGGTCGAAACATCGTGTTCCGACAACCGGATTTCTTTTCTTGTACAGAATAGTGATTCTGAATTGTACTTGCATCCGATTGCTGCACATTTAATCTCTGTCATTTTTCATCCCTCACAAGAATATATCTCTCTTGCCACTTAACCGCCGCCATACAAGACGCTTCCTCAACGCATTTCCTTGCCCTATAAAACCCGTGTTTTGTCATATTCAGTTCCCGCCTAATCTCTGAATCGGAAACATCCATGACATACTTCATGACAACAAATGTTCTCATGCTTCTGCTTTCAATGTTGTTTAGGATTTTCTGCGCCTTTCTCAGCTGCCTGGTGTATTCCTTGCAGCGCTGTTTGTGTTCGTCGTCTATCTCGGACAAAAGTGCAAACGCTTCGTCAAGCCCTCTCGGCGATCCGCCGCCCGGCATCCCGGTAAGGTGCTGCGTGATATTGAACATTCTGTCCTGTTGCCACTCCCGGCGTTGTTCAAGCTGTTTAATATCCTGCATGATGCAGAAGATATCTGCAAGTAAAGGTATATCCTTGTTTCGGATTTCAACCGGTCTGCCGTCAGCAGGCGCATTTTCAATTCCCATGTCAGTACCCTCCCAAAAGCGCAGGCGATTGCGCTTTTCACTCTAAGTATCCGCTTTCTCTCGCCCGCTTCGTCCACCTGTCTAAAGCGTCGTCGGAATCAAGTTTGCCGTCCTGCATATCCATTGTTTCTTCTACGCAATCCAAACAGTCATGAACATAGAACGGCTGTCCGTCAAGAAATCCTTTTTCCGCAAGTGCATAGTCTCTTTTCTTGATATCGGCTCCACAATATGCGCAAACCGTATCAGTCCTCACCCTCAACAGCTTCGACGACCAGTTCCGTATATCCGTGTCCATATCGTCCGACGGCATTTCAAAATTCAAATATTTTTCTTTTTCATACTTCGGTTTTCTGTAATTCTGTTCCTTTTCCACTTTCCTTTCCCCATTTCTGTATCAAGTGTTCAAAGAGCGCTTCAAGTTCTTTGCGCGTTTGGAGTCCATCTGCCCTTACTACTGTCGGCATCATTGTTACCTGCGCGTGAATGTTCTCCATAGCGTGAAACACAGCCCATCTATCATCCGCGTCAATATATCTTCCGCCAATCGGTTCTGCCTGTTCTTCTAAATCAACCAAAATCTCTGCGGCATGAAGATATAATTCTGCGCCGCCTATCCGATCAATGCCGCTGTTTTCAAATTCTTCAAAGGCATCAATCAGCAACCTTACTCTGCATAATGTAATTGGCGTAACTCCCATTGGTTCTTCTTTTCCTGTGATTTGTGATAATATTTCATGGTTTGTCATGCCGCCATCCTACCACTTATGCCTTGCTGTCGATATACGATTATATCCGCCCGTGTCTTTTCTCGTATTGCCCCCCCCAATAGAAGTATAGGCGGTCCGCCTTGCGTTCAGCATCATATCGACCGGCTGTCCGCAGTTGATGCAGTTAATCGTCAATACGTCCGCCGTTTCGTTCGTCTGGTACTTCCAGTGCTTCCCGCATTCACAGTCCAGGTGTGCAGGCCGTAGTCCAATTAACTTTGTCTTTCCGCCGCACTCGCTGCATTTATATTCGTCAATCGGGACCTTCGCATTAAAGCCGCGCGTCTCTCCGCAATGTTCGCACTTGATAAACAGAAACCCTTTATACTTTCCGTCCGCCGGTTTGTATACCGCTCCCCCTGTTTCATTCCATGCCCGTTTCTGCTTCTGCTCAAATTCTTCTAAAGCTTCTCCAAAATCCCGTGTCTCCGCTTCGTCCTCCGGGAGCGATAATTCCTCCTGCTTTTCCTCGTTGCTCTCCCCGATCCCGAGAAGATAGTCTGTTGTGGTATTAAGGGCCGTCGCCATATTTGCAACGACCGGCCCTTTCGGTGTCCGATCGCCCCGGATATACCGCGACATTGAGACTTCTGTTATTCCGATACGCTCCGCAAGCTCTCTTTGGGTAATTCCAAGCTGTTTAAGCAGTCCTGCGATTCTCTCTCCGAGGTCTTTTCCGTCTACGTGTTCCAGCGCCGCCGTGTCAACAGCAACTTTTGATTTTGCATATTCCGGTATCTTTGTGTCTCCTTCGTCCTCTAATTGCTGCGCCAGTCCAAGCAGGTAAATGACGCTCGTCTGTGATAGCTTAAACGTAAACTCTCCAAGTGCTGTGTTGACTGATAAATTCATATTATATTCCTTTCTTCGATATTCTTTTTTGTTATCCAATTATGCGCTGCATAGTTCCGGCAAATTCGCTTTAACTAAAGCCGTCGGTATTGGTGGGCATACTGCATTCCCGCATCTTGCCACTTGTTCTGACTTTGGATATGCTTTCCCATCTGCGTCAACGTCGATAATATAGTCGTGCGGAAAGCCCTGTGCGTCAAATAATTCTCGCGGCGTGAGCATCCGCAATCCTATATCCACTATCATATAATCTTGTCCGCTTACAGTGACGAGGCCCATTCTGTCTTTTGCTGTTATGGTTGGTGCTGGTCCAGAACACGAAACAGCGTTATCTCCATTCCCATAATATTTTATGAGAAACGCGCATACTTCCCCAAAATGATTGCTCTTTGCCGTCATTGTGTTTAGCGGTTTGTCTACGCTTTGACCTATGCAGTTGTTGTTAAACTGCGTCACAGCAACCGCGCAAACTGCATTATGATCCCATGTTGTTATTGTTGGTAGTGATTCACTTACTCCACTCGCAATATCATTGCCAGAATAATACTTACTGATAAACGTCGAAACCAGCCCATAACGATTGCTTGAATCAACTGTCATAAGCGGCCTGTCTACCTGCTGCCCCCTAACATCGCCCGTCTGCTCACTGTGGTATTGGATTAAATTTTCCGCTTTTTCCTCGTCTCCCATCTCTACGATAAATGGTTTTGGATTGTTTATTACAAACTTTGCAACCCCTCTCGCTATGCGTTTGAGCGTGTTTTCCGAAAGCGGTCTTACGGCTCTTATTCCGTATTGTTCCATTATCTCTTCGCTTGTGGCGAATATTGATGGACAAGGGAGAGAAAAATCAAGAACATCAGCGACGGGAATCCACGGCTTCTTTATTCCGGCGTATACTTCAAGTGTATCCGGCTCCGCGTATGTGGGTTCCGGCCATACTATTTCTTTTCCATCGGACCGTGCAATAAGAAAGAATCTTCGTCTGATTGTTGGTGCTCCATAGTCGCAAGCCCGAAGAAGTCTATACTCAACCGAATATCCTTGCCGCTCAAGTTGTTTGACGAATCTTCTAAATGTTTCGCCTTTATATTTAGGGTCTGGCCTGTTATTATTGTCCAATCTCCCCCAGTCCATAAATTCTTCAACATTTTCGAGCATAATTACTCTCGGTTTCACTTTCTTGGCCCATTTTACGGCTACCCATGCGAGACCTCGGATTTTTTTACTTACAGGCTTCCCTCCTTTTGCCTTGCTGTGGTGTTTGCAGTCTGGGGAAAACCAGGCAAGTGCTACAGGTCTTCCTTTGCAGGCTTCTATTGGATCAACCTTCCAAACATCCTCCGTGTAGTGTTCTGTGTTTGGGTGATTTGCTCTATGCATTGCAATCGCCGCCGGATCGTGATTTATAGCAATGTCTACACTTCTGCCTATCGCAAGTTCGATTCCTGTTGACGCGCCTCCGCCGCCAGCGAAATTATCCACTATTATTTCAGTCATTCTCTTGCTCCATTTTTCTTTTTTCTCGGTTTCCGCCTAAACTCGGCGCATTCGTTGTTTTTATTCAGCGTCCACCCGCCCGGATGTTCGCAGGTTTCTCCCGCGTAATATATGCAGTTCCTGCACGTCCTCTCAAGGTCTTTAAATTTGATTATCTTTGCGCGCATAATGTATACCCGTAACTGGCGTTATATCCCGCTTCGCGGATCATGTCGCGCACGGCTTTTAAATCCGTCTTTGTTAGCGGCTTTTCCTTTCCGATCATGACCACGCCGTTTATATCCTCCGACGGATACCCTCTTTCTGTCAGATATGCAGCAAATTCAGCCTTTGTCATTTAACTGTACCTCCATCAAATCGAACACGGTTATCTGCTTGTACTTCTCGGCTCCTACTTTCGGCTTCTTTGCCTTATCCTCGCCCATCCGGTACGGCCACAGCTTGCAGTGCTTTATCTCACAATTCCGCACCTGCTTTCTGCTGCCGCCGCTGCATTCAAGGCAATTCGCCCGGATCGCCGCAAGCAATATCCTCGGTGTTGGCTGTTTATTCATCACGCATACCCCTGTCCAAACGTTGCAGAGTATGCTTCCCATGCTTTCTTCGCTTTCCTCTCCAATTCCACGCCTTTTTGTACTACTTCCGGCGGCAGTTCCCCTATTTCCATTCCCTTATAAGGCTCAAGTAGCTTCTCGTATTCCTTAACGGCATCTATATATGCTTTCCCTTTTGCTTCGTCTTCGTCTATCTTTTTCCGCCGCCTTTTATCAGCCACTTCAATCAAGCGTCTTTCGAACCAGAATTTAGCTGACCTATCGCGCTCAAGTGCGCCCTTGATACAATAAATCAATTCTTCTTTTGTCAGGTCGTTTAGGTTTTTTATTCCTACATCGTTAAATTCTTGTATTTTCATGGCGTCGGCTCTCCTTCCCCGTACTCGTCGCATAGCTCCGGTACGCATACATCCCCGTAATCGTCAAAGTTGCGAATCGGACATTTCTCCGTTTCGTGCGGTGACTTCCCGGATAATCTGCATCTTGCATTGTCCGGTAAACAGAATATTTTCTGCCCGTACTGTGTGCATATATCCATCTACTCCACCTCCCATGGAAATTCCTGCCGGAAATCTTTGCCCATTATTTCCCGTATGCTCTCTTTCATGAATATCGGAACGCAGCTTTCATTCGCATCCCTTACGATATGCTCAATCCATTTTCTTTCCGGTATCACCTTCCCTTTCCTGTGCCCCGTCTCCGCGCCGATAATTACCCAGTCATGGCGCATATTTGCGTGATGTATTTGAAATACATCCATCAAAAGCGGTTCCAAGCTGATAAAGCTGTGCCGGTTCCCGATGCTCGGGAAGAATGCCGCTCCCGGGACCTTTCGCCAGTGAAACTGATTCGGTTTAGTTGCCCTGTGCGCGTAATCTTCTGTCTGTACGTTGTAGGCCCCTTTCGGAACTTCATAGCATCTGTCCCCGGCCGGTGTGCTCCATACGTCCGATTCCCATGTCGCTCCATACCAGAAGTTATCATCGTCCGGCAGTAATCCGGCTGTCAGCAGACGTGCGTATCGTTCCGGGTTTTTTGTCAGAAACAGATATCTGTGCTGTGGCGCTTTCCTTGCTTCGTTGAAAACCTCATGAATCCATTCTGCCGGTATCCAGTCCCCGAACAAATCCGCCATGCTGCATACAAATATATTGCGCGGTTCTCTCCATTTTTGCGGCTGGTTGAAGCGATCCCGTCTGAGTGTAGGTCTGAAGCCGAACGGATACGGAGCGACGGTTACCATCTGCTTTTGTGTCTTTGGGTTAAACGTGACGTTGACTGGCGGTCTATCCGCGCTTACCTCAAACATCGCATGTTCTGTGTCCGAATATGGGTTTACCCTATGGAAATGGCTTGCTGCAAAATGAACGCTGAACGTGCTACCCCTGTCGCATCCTTCGAACCTCTTTGCCATACTCCGCGCATAGCAGTACGGGCAATCATGAAAGCATCCCGTTACCGGATTCCAGGTTGAATCCGCCCAGTCAATCTTCGTCGTCCGCCCCATGATAAGCGCCCTCCATTATGGCTTTCCTGATTTCCGGTACAATATGCTCTTTGAAAATGGTAACTATGCGCTTCTGCCATGCCCCATATTCTTTCTCGACCAGCTCCCATGCACAGTCTATTTCCATGTTGTTATCGGAGTTCCAGTTATCCAGAATGAACTCCGCTATGCCAGGTTCGTCCGACAAGCCATATTCGGAAAACTCACTTTCCAGACGTTTTACAGCCATGTCAATGAACAGCCTGTTTTTCTGCTCATCCTCGTTATACTCTGCGTCTTTCAAGTATTCTCTTACTGCTTCAACGGTTGCTTCTGCATTAAACTCCTTCGGTTTTCCACATAACTTACCTAACAGGTAACTGTCTGTCATGTTACCGGCAAGCAGTTTCAGAAAGTCCATGCCGCGTTCCGGCCACCGGTACGCATAATTTCCGCAATCACTCTGGACGTTGAACAGGCCGCGCCCTGGGTCGAGGTCGAAAATCGCCCACAGGCAGGACCCGTAATGCGGATCGTCCTGTTCCTGTCTGTAGATAAACCTCAAAATTTCCGGTTTTTCTCTTGTTGCTTTCATGGTGTTGGCTCCTTTCTTTATCCGTTTTCTGCTTCCCAGTCGTAATTGTCGCGCACGCTTTCCTTCGCGGCTCCAAGGATGGACGGTTGCAGTAGTTTTTCCTGGCATAGCTGGCAGCCATAAAGATCGCACATGTCGCATTCGTCGCGCTGGTCTTCGTCGCAAATCTGCTTGCACAGCTCGTCCCAAAGGGTTTCCGTTACTTCCCGCTCGTCGTAATATTCATCAAAGTTGATTTCGCGGTTATAGGCGTCCAGCATCGCGTCGCAGTGGATATGCCGCCGCAAGGTCTCAAACCCATTGTCGCCCTTAAATGATTCATGAACGTACTGACGGCCCTTTAGGATCGGTTTTCCGCATAGCTGGCATATGTATTGCTTTCTCGCTTTCCTCTGCTCTATGCTCTGCACTTCAATCATGATATCTGTCCTCCCGTTAGTTAAACGGCAGCTCTTCGTCTATTCCGTCCGGGATGTTCATAAATCCGTCAGCGTCAGCCGGTGGCTGTGTTTGCGTTGTCCCCTGCGGCTGCGTCTGTCCCTGTTGTGCATCATCAGACTTGCTGGACAGATATTCGATCCCGTCCGCCGGAACTTCAAGACTTGCTCTCGCTTCGCCGTTCCGGTCCGTGTATGCTCTGGCTGATATGGTACTTGCCGTTATGCAAACTTTGCTTCCCTTGTGCAGATACTTTGCCGCGTTGTCTGCCTGTTTATTCCAGCATGATACTCTGTAATATTCTGTCGCTTTCTGCCCTCTTACTACCCGATTTACCGCAACGGTAAAATTGCATACCGTCTGTTGCCCGTTCGCCGTATCTACAAAACGGGTCTCCGGATTTGCGGTCAGATTGCCGATAAAGACAAGACTTAACATTGTGATACTTCCTCCTGTTCTTCCTTCTGCTTAAAGTCTGTGCAGAACGGTATCCCCATATAGTTTTCATCTATGCTGATTGCATGGGTCCCTATTGGCCATACATTTTCACACATACCATCCTCGCAGTGTTCGCAGTCTTCAACTCCGCAATATACCAACATTTCGTTCCCTTCCTTCTATTCCGGCGCGCCATACATATCGTGGTTCACTTCTGCGGTGTAATATCCGTCAATAGTCGCCGGTGCATTAAACAGCGTAGCCATGAGGTATTTTTTGATATTCCCAACCTTTGTTGTGTTGTTTTTAAGGCAATGCAGCGCATACTCGATGTGGCTGTATTCCAGTTTCAAAAGCCTGCGTTTTACAATCTCTGCCGGATATCTGTTGCCGGATACAACTATTTCGTCAGACCTGGAAAGAAGCTGCTCTACAATCAGGTCAACCATGTTGTCGATCATGCGAATGTCGTACGGGTTTGTTATGAGCAGATCATCATAACCGATATTCCTCTTTATCCGCTTTTCATAATCTTCTATGATTGTCTGATTGATAGTGGTCGATATCATATCTCCATCTGATCGCATCGTATCTTCGTCTGGAAGCCCGATAGGATTAGATAAGATTAGATGTTCTCCCTCTCCATTTATATTTTTCTTTTCTTTTTCTTTTTTATTTTTTTCACTATAAGAAAGAAAGCCAGAATCGGGTGCAGATTCGCAGTCGGTAACGACGCTATCGGGTACACCATCGCCTACACTATCACCTACACTATCGGGTGCAGATTTGCGGTCGATAGACGCTTTATCGGGTGCGTTTTTGCTCCCGATGTGGATACCGTATGCGTTTTTGCCTGCGGTCGTTCTGCTATCGGGTACAATTTTGCACCCGATCTGTTTGAGATAAAAAAAGCGGTATGACGGGTCGCGCTTCTTGCCATCACCTTTTTTAAAGTCAATCAATCCGCGCTGTTTGAGACTGTTTCTCAAATTGCGAATCGCTCTTTCGTCAAAGCCTGTCCAGCTGTTAATCTCAGAATTACTTACTGGGAAATATGTCTCGGGCCAGTCCTGGTTCTCGCTTGCCATTGCATACTGATTCGCGCAGTAGAATAATGCTATGTAGAACATTCTCTCGTAGCTACTTAACTTATTTCGTTTTGAGTATTCCATTAACAACCGGAATTGCTTAATAAAATTGACATTCATAGTGGTGTGGCCTTTCCGTTATTCGCTCCGGTGCAGGCTCCTTTCCGGGTCAAAGCCATCTGGATACCGTCTGCGAAGTTTTTCTATGTTATGTTCCATTGCGTCTTCAAGCGTAACGCCGCAGGCGTAATGCAGAATGTCCCGGATCGTCGTCATAATACCGACAACATCAGATTTTGACTGCGCTTTGATAAACTCTATACCGTCCTTGCCTGTAGCGGAGAGCCGAGGTGTGTCGAACAGATGGATCGCCGGTCTGATTGCTATTGCGGACAGGCGCATAACGGTAATTTCAAGTGGTGTCTCCTTGTTGATTTCATACATTTCGTCGAAATGGAAGCTGATTTTCCTGTAAAGCCATGCAAGATTCTCGTTCAGCCCGGATGCCAGCTCCGCACAGTACCAAAGAACGTCACCGCACTCGTCAATCAGTTTATCTTTCGGCAGTTCCGCGTGATCCCCGCTTTGAAATTTCCATTTCTTGACGATATCAACAATCTCACCGCTTTCGCCAATCAATCCCATGCAGCCATTCAGTATTCTGTCGTGTCCGTCTGTGCTCGTTCGCATAGCGAGTGTCTGGTAATCTTCAATTTTCAACCTTTGTTTCCTCCTGTTCTGCCCTCTCTTTTGCTTCTTTTGCGATATCCCGGACGGTCAGCACATCGCTCCATATCTCAATCTGCGACATCGCGACATTATATTCATGCTTCGGAATCTCTCGCAGGTTGGATATGCCGTACCTTGAAAGTACGGCCTTTCTGATAGCGTTTCCGAGCTTTGTTGTGGCTTTTTTATCGTAAATGCCTTTCTTATCCAGAAGCATCCGTGCTCGCTGCCTGATTGCGTCATTCATATATGTTACCTGCTTGCTGGTAACAGGCGTCTGCAACCTGATCTGTTTTTCCAATGCTTCAAGCCTGTCGTTCTGTATGGACTGTGCGGACGAAAGCTGTTCCAGGGCGGCGGTATTGTTTTCGAGCATTTTCCCAATCGTCTGCATGACCGGGCGCATAAGCTCCGTAATGATGTGACTGAGCATTGACGGATCGACAATTATCTCCGTTTTTTCTTCTGTCTCTATCGTCTGCTGCGCAGGCATATTGGAATATGGATATGTATTAACAGCCGTCTTCTTTTCATTCATGCTCGATCACCACCCCTTCTACTTCCATCGTGTCAAGTGCCCTGCGGCTTTCCTTCGCCCAGCTTTCCACGGTCTTTAGCAGTTCGTCATACTCCTGCCGCTCTTCATACCCCATGCGTGAAAACGCAACTGTCATGTGCGGCATCCGCGCAACGGCACCGATAAAGGCGCGGACGGCAGACGCTAACACGTCCGGTGTCAACTGGTCCGAAGGAATGCGCTCCGCGTCGCCTTTCGCGATAGCAGATTTCGCATTCAGTAATTCCGCCTGCACGCGATTGTAGTCCTCCTGCTGTTCTTCAATCAGCTCGTCGCGCTCGTGTACCTCCTGCTGCAATCTCCGGTTTTCGCATAACGCTTCCTGATGCTGTCGGTATCTGTCCTGTTCCGCTTTTGTAAGCGCCGCAATCTTCTCCTGCTGTTCTTTGATAGTGGCTTGTGCTCTGTCAATCTCTTCCCTGGCGGCTATGTAGACATCCGGTTCCCGGCTTTCTGCGGCGTCAGCTCTCTTTTCTGCCGCAATCCTTGCTTTCCGTTCCCGCTCAACCTCCACCTGAGCCGCTTCTTTCGCGTCCGCTATAGCCGCCTGCGCTTCCCGTGTGATAATCTCTCTCTGGCGCCGGATCGCTTCGTCAAGCTGCCTAGTGGACATGGTTTCTACGTCGTTTTCGGCAAAAAGCGTTTCCCTCTCTTCCTCCGAAAGCGGCAACAGTTTCATTGTTTTTGTCGTGCCGAGCTTCGCAATGTCCGGGTTAAGGCCAAATGTCGCGTATGCCTGCATGTAACTCTGCGCGGCCCTTACGGACATTTCCGCATTTGTCTTGACCCATGCTTCCCACTCTCCGTGCGGAACAAGTGGTTTCGCTTCTGTCAGCACTCTTCCGAGCTGTAACAGGTTCATCCTTGCGCTTAACACGCATGTTTTCGCCTGTACAGCAAGACTGTCCAGCAAAGATAACTCTCCTTGCGTGGTGTTGGCTAACTCTGTCATACTCCCTCCTTATTTCCTTCAAGGATAATCCCGCGTCTTTCGAGCCTCTTCACGAATTTAGCTTTCACGTCTTCCGTGCAGTGCTCCATAGCGTCTTCCCATGTTGGGAATCGCCTGTATTTTCTGCGGAACCAGTTTTGATAATAAAGGCTGTCCCTGTCGTGCGGTTCTTCCGGGGCGTGCATCGTCGCGCAAATCGGGCACGCCCCCGGTGAGGGAGGAACAACCTTTATTTCCTCCATGTTTTGATTCATTGATGCGCGTATTGGACCCAAAAAGGGCGAAAATACCCCTCCTTTCGCCTAAAGTTGCCCGTCTTTCCGGGCTGTCAGGCAGAGAAAACGACCTCTTGATTGGCTGCCGCAACCGCAATTACAACGTGTCGCTTGAGGGGCTTCGTTCAGTACGATCCTAAAACCCATACGTCTCGCGCACCGGAAGTGCTATAACGATGCTATATACATAGCTATAACGCCCACTACAGCACGCCGTACCCGCAGAATAAAGGGAATGGCCGGATTTGAACCGGCATTATCAGGCTCCGCGCGGAGGTTTCAACATGACGCCGCCCTACTCGTGCTTACCAGTCGCACCACATTCCCATGAGCGGCATTACCCGTCCGCTCTTTTTAAGTTTTCTTCGCACCATTTCAGCGCAGGATTATATTTCAAAGAAGTGTTGACCGTCATACCTGCCCCTGATTTCCTTCCGATCCACGCTTTCCGTCCATAATCGGTTTCGAAAATCGCAAATATCGCATTATCCCAGGGTGACACGCCGTCCTTCCTAAGTTTCGTGCTCCATACTGCCGCCATAGATGCAGCGCTGCCGTCTTTAGCAAACTTGTTCAGTTCTTTTAATTGCTCCGGTGTTTCGATGTGATACTGTTTTCTCATGGTGTCGGCTCTCCTTTATTTCTTTCCAGTGGACAATTCCTGCATTTTGTCCAGGATTATCTCTGCTGTCTTAAACGCCATGACGAGGTTGTGTCTGATGTCGTCTGATCCCGCCTTTGTAGCGCCGGAATATGACATGCGTGCCGCTCCCGTCTGGTCATAAAAGAAACACATGTCTAATTCATCACAGTACATGAAGCTGATTTTCGCAAGAAATTCGTCCTTCCCGACGATCTCGGCCACTATTTTCTGCGCCGGTGTGGTTGGCTTGACGCTGCCCGAAAAAAGAATGGTGTGTCCCCCTATTCCGGCTTCCTGGCAAGCCGTTTTTATATATTCCGCCTGCTTCTTCAGCAATGCTTCCTCTCTTGCTTCCCGCTCTTTCTTCATCTGCTCTGCCTGCTCTTTCAGATACTTCTCTGCCTGATACTGGCCGTACGTCATTCCTGCTGCCCTGGCTTCTCTTGCCACCGCGAGCAATTCTTCGTTCGGTCCTTTCTCTTTCTTAGCCTTGCCCGCCACTTACATTTACCCCTTTTTCTGTCAACGCCTGCGTCCATGCGTCCTTGATTTCCTGCGGGCAGTGTTCCATGGCGTCGGCCCATGTAGGCCAGCGCCCGTGCTGATCGTAAAACTTATACTGATAGCAAAGGCTGTCCCTGTTATGCGGCATCAAGGGATCGTGTTTAACAGCGCATTCCGGGCAGGTTCCCGGCGGCGTAGCTCCAATCATCGTGAAGCCCGTCTGTTCTTTCAAGTACCCCATCGCGAAAACATCTCCTTTATTCTTGCAAATAAGCTTTTGCGTTGTGGTTCTTCGCTGTTGATAAAGAATATCTGGCCCGCAAGAGGGTTATATCCGGCGACAACGGGAACCGCTTTGTCGTCCCAGTATTCGTCAGCGAATACTTTCCTTGTATTGTTGCCGAAATGCTCCTTGTTTTCTTCCAAGTTGTCATTTACGGCATCAAATTTCAGCCCGTGGTTATAGCACCAGTCTACTGCGTCTTGCAGCATTTCTCCGTCGCGGCAGGTCCATAATATGATTTTGTCGCCTTCCGCCTTCCGGCGGATCAGGGCATGTATGGCATCCCAGTTGGCAGCTCCAATGCCCGGCCACTTCCGTTCACAAAGACATCCGTCAAAGTCAACCGCTATTACCTTTGGATAGTTCATGGCTCCACCCCGGCTTCCCGGCATCCGTCCATGTATGCCTTGATTTGCAGGGCAAAAAGGTGGCCAATGTCTTCAAAAAAGCTCTGCTGCGCTTCAATGGCGCTTTCGTCCGCCTTTATGTAGAGGGGGACCGCCGGAAGATAGCCGCCAGTAGCCGGATCGCGGAGAGCGGTCACTCCGACCTGTATATAGCCATCGTCTTTTGATTGCATTAAACATGCACCTCCCCCTGATAAAGCTTTCCAGCGTCGTATATATCTTGTACCGATACTCCTAACGCTTTTGAAATCGGAAGGACGTCCACGGCTTTAATCACCTTTCTGTCGTTTAACATGTCGCTAAACTGCTGTGAGGTGTATCCGGCCCTTTGTGCAACTACTTTTTGAATCATCCCTCTTTCTGTAATTAGATACCTTATTCCCATTGCTATAGGGTCTCTGCTCATATTTTTCACCTCGATTCTCAGTTTTACTGGGCACGCTTTAACCCTAACACAGCATAACTTATCTGTCAATACTAATTTCTCAGTTTTCCTTTACTTTCGTATTGACTTTTCAATATGCCTTATTTACAATAATTCAGAAGGAGGTGAGGACTGTGAGTATTGGCTCTCGGATGAAAGCACGTCGGGAAGAGCTTGGCATGACGCAAACTCAATTAGCCGAAAAAATAGGGGTAACAAAAGGCGCTATCGGAAATTATGAGACGGATGCAAACTCTCCAAAGGCAAGTATGATGTATAAAATATTTGAAGCGCTTCAATGCGATGCAAACTATTTGTACCAGGACGATATGTTTGACGCCGCATCTGTGATGCTTCCGAAGGACGAGAGAGAAATGCTGCGGCTATATAATCAGTTAAATCAAGAGGGTAAAGAAAAACTTGCCGATTACGCAGATGATCTTGTTCGATCTGGGAAATATATAAAAAATAGCTCGGATGAAGTGGTTTCAAAAGAAGCATAGGAGCATAAAATGAATATGAGAAGAAAAATCTGCGTGCTTGCCGCAGTCGCTGTGATCTTGTCAGCAGGCGACGTAAGCGCATCGAATCTTGGGTATCCTGCGGACATATGCGCAAAATATGTTGCGTGGTCTGGTGCGTTTGGGGTTCCTGGAATGAACGAGCTAACGCCAGCTTATAGCATTGAAGATGGTGGAAATGAAGTTCTGGAAATAGATGGGATTGCAATATCATATGACAAAAATGTTTCGGAAACTCAACGTGTATACATGATGCTACTTGAAGACGGAAGCGACCAGCCATATCAAGTCATGAAATTCTGTGCGCTTGTAGCTGCGCTTGAATATGACGATTACCCAGTGGAATGGTCCTTCTACGAATCGTGCGAAATGATGGGCCGCGTTAATCCGGCTTTCGAATTATTATGCGGTGCAGTGAATGAATGTAGAGCGGATTTAGAAAACGGAAAATATATCGCTTTCTATACCGGTCGTAACGGTACGTACTATTTGACATATAAAGACGCTCTCGGCTGGGGCATTGTCATAAACTAAAACGAGCGCCCCAGTTTCCCGGAGCGCTCGTGCAAAGTCAGCCAACACCACTTGTCCGATTTGCTATTCTATTATAGCGCGGAAAGTGCGTAAAATCAAGGAGTTTTGAGCATGAATGCAGTAATCTACGCCCGCTATTCCTCGCAGAATCAAACAGAACAATCAATAGAAGGACAGCTTCGGGATAACTACGCCTGGGCGAAACAGCAGGGCATAACCGTGATCGGAGAATATATAGACCGGGCATTATCAGGGACAAAAGACAGCAGGCCGGACTTTCAGCGAATGATCGCAGATGCAGCCAACGAGCAGTTCGAAATGGTGATTGTGTGGAAGCTGGATCGCTTTGCCAGAAACCGGTATGACAGCGCCGTGTATAAGGCGAAGCTAAAGAAACATGGCGTTCGCGTCGTGTCTGTCATGGAACGAATAACAGATAGCCCGGAGGGGATCATACTTGAGGGGCTGCTTGAATCAATGGCAGAATACTACTCTGCCAACCTTTCGGAGAATACAAAGCGCGGAAAGCGCGAAACCGCGTTAAAAGGTTATTGGAACGGCGGACATCCGCCGTTTGGTTACAGGTTGCAGGACCGCAAACTTGTCGCTGACGAAAAAACCGCGCCAACTGTAAGATACATTTTTGAACAATATGCCGCCGGTGTTTCTAAGCAGGACTTAATTGCGGAACTTGAAAAGAAGGGCGTTCTGACATATTACGGCAGGCCGCTGACTCTTGCCAGTTTCAACTCTGTCCTGCGCAATCAGGCGTATATAGGGAAAAGTACATACAAAGGGGAAGTTGTGGAAGGATTGTCCGAGCCGCTGATTGACGAAAAGACTTTCTGGAAAGTCCAGGAGCAGATAAAAGCCCGTTCCCGCGCTCCTGCTGCAAGGAAAGCAAAGGTTGATTACCTTTTAAGCGGAAAAGCGTTTTGCGGGATATGCGGTCAGCCAATGGTTGGAATAGGAGGTACGTCCAGAAGTAAGCATGTGTATCACTATTACCGCTGCTCCCATCGCAAGCACCCATACGACTGCCGGAAGAAAAATGAGCGCAAAGATACGGTTGAACGGTTTGTAGTTGAGCAGACGTTACGGTTTGTCTTGACGCCGGAACAGATGGATTATATCTCAAAGGCCGTCGTTGCCGAATACAAAAAAGAGTTTTCCGTTTCGCAGGTGCAGGAATTGCGGTCAGCTATAGGCAGAATAGAAATCGAGATTGAAAAGCTGGTAGACGCCGCAATAGAAGCGCCGAAGATTGCGCGCCAGAAAATGTACGACCGGATGGAAGCTTTGGAAGCGCAGAAAGCAGACCTGGAAGAAAGTGCGACGCGTCTTTCTGTCGCTTCGAGAATTGCCCTCACGGAAAAAGAGGTCCTTGCGTGGATGAAACAGTTCTGCGACGGCGACGCCGGAGACGAAGCGTTCAGAAAGCGGATTATAGACGTGTTTGTAAATTCTGTTTACCTGTATGACGACAAGATAGTTATTTTCTATAACATCCGTGGCGGCAAGCAGGTGTCTTTCCGTGACGTGAAAACCGCTCTTGACGATGAGTCAAGAGCGGAGTCCGAGTGTTCGTATTTGAACACTATCGCGTCCGCGAGAGTAACCAAATACGAACACTACTATGTATTCGTGTCAGGCGTGCTTGGGCTTGTGGTGATGAAGCCGGATAAAAAATGAAATCACCAAAAACAGAAAATTCATTTCCGGAGCGTGCCGGGTGGCAGGGTGAAAACTGCCGTCCGGCACGACTTTCTTCTAACAGATTCGCGCGGGCGCGCGCGAGGTCACTTCCGCCCTCTCACGAGTGAATGAAATTCATAAAAAAAATTAAAAAACTAGGGGATTTCCGGGCTCACAGCGGCCGCATAGCAGCTCCAGGCGGTCACAGTACCTTGCCAGGCCGAACGGATGGCGATCCGATTGCTTCCATAACCGCGCGGGCGCGCGGGGGCGCGAGCGCGATAAAAGCAACCCCGTAGGGGTTGCATCCTGGGTGCGCGTAGGGGCGCGTGACGCGTATGTGCATAGGCGTAGCGCGTCGCGGGATAAAGGCAACCCCTAAAGGGGTTGCTTCCTGGGCGCGGGCGCGTGATCCGGCAGCGGGACCGTGACGGCCTGCCGGGGATCGGCTGCACTGATATGTATTCACGCGGGCGGGCTGCCTGGGATCGGCCCGCCTGGGATCGGCTGCCGGTGGCGGACCGTGACGGCCTGCCGGGGA